TTTTACTCGTCTGTAATACATATTTTGGTTTCCAGCTGCAGGTGATGTTAAATCAATTGCGCCAGCACCGTTTGTTGTTGCGAAAGGATTAGCAACCATACCATAACGAGTTTTAAACCCGATTTTTGGTTGGAAGCTGTTTTGTCCAACTGCTCTCACCATTTGTAGTGGAACATATGGGCAATAGAATAATCCTGAATCGTACGGTGAAGTACCTTTGTATCCAGAAACATAGAATTGACTTGCTGCCACATTCGCAGAATATGGATCAACATATACTTTGAATTTGCCATTAAGAACACCTGCAAAAGTATTTGCAGTATCGTCAACATTTAAGTTAGTCGCAAGAGCAGGAGCGTAATCTAAAACACCAGCCATTTGAAGAGCAGAAGCTACATCAGCAGAACATAGAATTAAATTACCTTTCCCTCTACGAGTTTGTTGACCAATAGCATTAGCATCTCTTTCAAGTTGGTATAAAAGTCCTTTGAACTTCTCAACCGACCAACGACCATTTGAATCTGTATCAAGGTCGAAGATACCAGCAGTAGTAGTGTTTACTTGAGCGCCCGCTTTAGCAGTAGTGTAGATTGTTCTAACTACTTCACGGTTAATCTCAGCAAGAATTTCACTTGACAAGATGTTAGCTAATTCAGTTTCAGCGTCTAAGCCGTGAATTGCTTTTAAGTCTTGAGCAAGTTCCATTGTGTACTCTGCTTTTAGTGCTCTTGATTTAGCAGTAACAGTAACTTTATCAATTGAGAAAGCCATTTCAGCGAACTCATCAGTTCCGTCACCTAAAGTTTCTCCCTCTGCGGTAGACATACCAGAACCAGTAGTATAAGTACCAGCCGAAGGACTATCGTTTAATGTAGCAGGGTTTGATCCTGAATGTGAATCAGGTGAACCTGTGTTTGAAGCAGCATCTTCAGCACTAAAGTCTGAATCAGCTTCGTCAAATAGTGCTTCTGCACCAGCTTGAGAACCATATCGTGATTTCATAGCGAAGATTAGTCCAGTTGGACCAGTCATCGGTTGAACACCACAAATATCATAAGCAATCAAGTTAGGCATAGCTCTACGAACTAAAGATATTAATACTGGATCCCAGATATCAACACTACCGTCGCCAGCAGTTGAAGAAGAAGCGCCCATTGAGTTAGTAGGAGCGGCCTCTGCCATAAAGCTTCGGTCTTCCCTGGTTGCTCTTTCTTGGTTCTCTAGGATTACAGTTGTAACAGCTCGTTTATAGCTATCTTCGATTTTTGGTAAATCTGGATGCTCTAGGACTGGCTGCCACTTTTCTTGTAAATTTTCAGTAAGATACATTTTATCTCTCCTAATTATTGTTTAAGTTAATTTCTTTCACCCTTATGCTTTCAAAGCCTTAAGGTTTTTTGTAATAGCGGCAGTATATGCAGCCATGGCATCTGAACTAGCTTCAACAGCCGGCTCGTTCGCCGCCACAGAATCAACCTCATCTTTAGATGATGTTTCTTCTATCTTTGTTTTAGGGAAGTAAGATTCCTTAATAGTTTCTAACTTCTCTTTAAATTTGTCAGCACTTTCGTACTCAACATTTTCAGCCATAGAAGCAAACTTCTCTTTTTCTGTATCTGCTAAATCAGCAGAAACTTCAGCGACAATGTTTGTTCTTTCAGAATTATTTACTTCCTTAGTAAGATTTACATTCTTTTCAATCTGTTCGTTAAGTTTTCCTTCTAATTCTTTAACTTGATTTGTTAAGTCCTCAAGTACATTATATTTTTCTTCTGGAACTTCAATGTAGTGTTCCTTGAAAAGACCTTTAAGTCCAGTAATGAAATCTTCAGCGATTTCGGTTCTAACACCTCTTTCAACTGCTAATTCATTTTCTTTCATCCATTCTTCCACAACATAGTTTAGGTATGAATCGACTTTTTCGACCATTGCTTCTTTTATTGTGTCTTTCTCTTTTGAAAGTTTATCTTCATACTGTGCTTCAAGGATCTTTGTCTGTTCTTTGATTCTAGTTTTAACAGCAGTTTCAAATATAGTAGCCGCTTTATCTTTAAATTCGTCAGATAAATCAGCGTCTGTTGAAACTAATGCCTTAACATCATCCGTCAAATCAATATCATCAGTAGCAGTTTCAGCAACAGTTTCTACGCCGTCTTTTACTTCTGCTTCTTCAGCAGCTGCAGATGGTTTATTATCTTTTGGTAATGAACCGTCTTTAGCATTTTTATTAGTTTGATCCGATGCTTTCTTAACCTTTTTCGTTGAGTCCGGGTTGCTATCAGTAGGTTTAACTACTGGCGCACCAAGATCCTCAGCGTCATTTTTAAGGTGATTAGGTTCAGATGGAGCAGCGTCTTTGTTAGCCGCATTTTTTTGCTCTTCTACTGAATCTAATTCTTTCTTAACTTCGGTTTCAGACATTCGGTCTCCTTTAAATTAATTAATTAATTTTACTTATTATTATTTATACAAATAACCATCTCAAACCCTACGCTTTTTAAATAAGCCGCGTAGGTTTATAGTTTAGAAATGAAAGAAGAAAAGACTTTAGACTTAACTTCTGCCATTTCTTCTCTTTTTGCTTTCTCAATTTCTTTCTTATATTGTTCAACTTCCATACTTTTCAGTATTCCATTGTCCCATACCCATTCTTTGCCTTCCATAATACCTTCTACGAAAGCGTCTGGAGCACTAGGGTCTGCCACAATATCAGCAGCAGTCGCAAGATAAAAATCCTTTCCAACAACATTCCCTCTTGAGGAAGATTGAATAGAACCCATACCTCTTGATGATACGCCTAATTGAGCACCCTCGTCAATTAAATTCTTAACGATTTTACCGTATGGTGTATCCATTACTTTTGCTTCACCAATAAAGTTTTTACCTTCTGGTTTTAGACTAGTAATCATATGTGAAACACGCTCAAGATTAACTGTTGGTCCATCAGGATGTCCTAGTTCACCAAAAGCACGCTTCTTGTTTATAAATTCTTTTGTGTATCGTGTAACTTCTTTTGCTAAAGTATCTACTGGATAAACTCGACCATTACGGTTTTTGATATCCGCTTGCATAAAGACACCACGAATTTTATAATCTTTACCGCCATTACTTTTATCTTCGGTTAAGACTTCGATATCTTCTATTGTTTCTGTAATTAGTTTCATTTCTCCACCTTCTCTTTATTATAGACTTTATCTACAATTCCTTTTTTTAATTCTTCTCTTTTAATTCCATACTTTTCTGTAAAAGCATCTCTAAACGCTTCTGCTAAAGTTGCCTTTGATTTTGTTCCTACAATTCTTTCTAAAATTGCTCTTGTCTTATCGCCTTTTGCCATCTATCTTACTTCAATAATAATTGTATAGTTATCACCTGCAACAAAACCTTTTGTCGATATTAATAAGTCGCCAGCAGGAGATGTATTTGCTGTTAAGGTTGCATTGTTAGGAATCATATTACCTGCTGTGTAGTAATCGTGAAAACCCCTACCTGATAAAAAAGCAATTGTACTATTCGCAGCACTAGTTCCACTACCTGCCCATAATAATTCAACGCCTGATTTACCGTTTGTGGTATTAACTGACCACCAAATTTTTGCAATGCTTCTATTAGCGTCTTCGGTCATAAATGTTAATGCACTAGCATCCATTTTAGTTACAAGTGTTTCACCTGACCCATCACTCATATTAGTAAATTTCATAACAGTTTTTGTTCCTGCTGTATCTACTAAAGTTTGACTTGTTACTGTATCAGCCATTAATTATTTCTCCTAAATTCTGTTACTAACAAATAACTCTCAACATTAGAGTCCGTTGTTAGTCTTATTTGTTTATCATTACCAAACTTTAATTGGTCAGGTCGTAATCCATACTTACCTTTACCAGTTAAAGATAAATCTTTTGTTTCAGTACCAGCATGAAACTTTAATGTTCCTGTGCCTTCAATTAAATAATAACACTCAATCATACTTACTAGTGATTCATTTGTTGCACTTGTAAGTTTTTCAGCGTCAACCACCAACTGATTACCTTCGTTCCCGATACCAACAGATTTAATTATCGTCTTATCTGTGGTATCTACAACCGTTGTATTTGTAATCGCCATAAGAAAATCCTATGCAGTAAATGATTCGTCTTTTCTTAATTCGATAAGTACATAACCAGAAACCCCATAAGCACTTAACTCTAGGTCTCCTGATGTTGCAGTTGTATTTGTTGCATTATTTTCAATCTTACCAGCAGTTCCATCATAATGTCCTGTACCTGCAAGATTAATTGCTACG